CCGCTTGTTGAGTAGATGCTTCGTTCTTTGCTCTATTAATTTCGCTAAAGTCAGTTGTCTCTGTTCCATCCTCCAAAACAACAGTAAGTGGGCCTGTTGAACCCTGAGAAGTGATTGATTTTGTAGTTGTTCTACCATCCTTTCTTCTTGAATCTAAGCCACTTCCTGGCATATTTCCCTTTACTGAGGCTCCAGTGGGTCTTATATTTTTAATATCTTCTATCTTTTTTTTGTCAAGTTTCTTTCCTGTCTCTTTGGTTTCCTCAAGAGCTTCAATTCCTTTCTCTCTTATCTTTTCTTCTTCTTTTATGTCTGCAATTAATGCTTTCTCATCTCCTTCATATTCAGATTCAAGATCTATAGGTTCATTCTTTTTTACTTCATTACCTCTACGAAATAAAAGTGGTAATCCTAATATTAGACCTACACTAGCATCAGCGAGATATGAGGCCAATCCACCCTTTTCCTCTTTGCCTTGTGGCATAGTTTTGACAAAAGCTTTAGCCTTAGTAACCTTTGAATCATCTGGTATATCACCGCCACCCAAAACTTTTTTAGTTCCATTCAAAAAGTTTTTGAACGAATTAACTTTAGACTCGGCCGCATCAACAGCGCCCTGTGCCTCCTGATTTATTTTAACTTCGTTATTAGATGTTGCCATTAGATTGCATCCACTATGTTAAATGTAGATTTTGAATGTAAAACATGCATGTTTTTCAAATCTACAGCAATTAAACCAGGCACACTATTTGTTGGTACTACAATCTCTCTTTCCATTTTATTTGAACCCGAAGTTTTTCCACCACCCATTGATGATAAAAGAGCACCCTCCACTCCTAATCCACTTAAACCTTTAGATCCAGAATCAGTAGGTGCGGCCGCCTTACCACCTCTAACTGGTGTAGATATTGCCTTAGTAATCGCAGTTTTTAATTTACTAGGTTCTGCACTTGCTTCCGTTATTGATTGTACTTCCGCTTTCTTATTGCCTCCACCAAACAAACCACCCATGAGAGAACCTAGTCCACCACCAAGTTTGGAACCAAGGCCACTAATTCCACCCATGAAACCACTCGCCATTCCCTTGAGATTGAGGTCTGGTATTTGGAGAGCACCTTTCATGTTCTCACCTCTTACATTCTTTTGTTTGTCACCACTGAAGTTACCACCTTCTCTTCCTCTATCCTTAGCTCCAGTTCCTCTTTGGCGTTTTGTCTTTTCTTCTTTAAGTTTTTTCTCTTTTACCTTAGATCCATCAGGTTTTATACCGAACACTCTTAAGTTAATGTAATCTTCAAGTGGCAAACTTAATTCGTCTACTATTTCTTTACTACCAAAACCTCGTCCTGTAAAATTAACTAGTTTACTCTCTACTTTTTTCTCTTTTCCGAATAAACCTTGTTTTGTAGTTGTCTCAGGGGAAAGACCTGATACAGCTCTGATATTTCCATCATAAGGCTGATCATCAAAGAACCACCCCATCTCAATCATGTCTTGATAATTTTCTGGTGCTTTCTTCTTTTTCTTTCCAAATGGTAAAATTCCACCCATAAATTTTTCTGGGATCGCTTTGTTCAAAGGAGCAACTGTTGATTCTTTTTCTTCCTTTGGTTTACCAAAGTTCATTACACCATCGAGTTTAGATATAATACCACTGAAAATATCATCTGTCTTTCCTTCTGTTTTACCTACTTTGTCTGTGTCTTGTTTCTTTTCTAATTTCTTTTTCTTTGCTTTCGCCTGAATATCCTGACTTCTTTTTAACCCTGCCCCAGCAGTATTGGCCATCAAACCAGCGGTTGCGACCTTGGCTATAGTTGGTAAAGCAATCATTGCAGTACCAGCTATGGCAAGACCTTTAAATATATTACCTATTAATCCACCACCTTTCTTTTTCTTATGCTTTGCTTTGGATAACTTTTCAACAAAATCAACTGCTATTCCCTGTGCTTTCTCAAGAAAATCAACAGTCTCTTTCATATTTTTCTTCATACCCATTAGGCCACTAGCAAATCCTTGTAAAGAAGATAGTCCACCATCAAATATCTTACCTAAGAATTTGTTAGGATCAAATGAATCTACCCTTTCCTCTACTTTATTTGATAACTTTGGAATTAAGTTCTGTACTCTAGACTCTACAAGTTTATTAATCTTCCTGATACCACCACCTTTAAGATCTTCTCTAATTGGTTTGATCTTTGGTAATACAGACTTTAATCCTTCACTTCCTTTTATTCCACTTAAATTCTTTCTTGTCGCTCTGATATTGTTGGCAGCTGGAGATACAAATTTAGACTTCTTGGTGACTTTAGACACACCTTTGGCAAAATTCATAGTTGATGAAGCTGATCCACCAAATTTAGCCATTGCGTGCTTGTCCCTCTCTTGCTCTTTGTTTTAGTTGTTCTTCTTCAATGTGAAGTTTGAGTAGTCCCACATAGACATCCCTCTCCCACGGAGGCATATTCTCTATTTCCCATAAATTATATTTATGGTACTGCATGAGGGCAAAATTGATTTTGAAGTATGTCTCTAGATCAACATGAGACATACTTAGGCGAAAAAATCCGATAGCCCCTCTAATACTACTGTGTTTTTCTTTTTAGTGTTGGGATTAACTACCTCTAGTGTATGTGTTAGTTTAGGCATAGTCTCAAAGAATTTCTCAATCTTTTGAAACTGTTGTGAAGTTAAAGACTCTACCCACTCTTTCAGTTCTTTTTTAGTACATTCAGCTGCTGAGAACATTTCCTCATCATTATAAACCATTTCAATAGTAGATGCTATCATTTCAAATGATTTTTCAACAACATCTTTCCCTTCATCAGAACCAAAATTACTGTCTACAAACTGACTTAATGATGGGTACTTCATTTTTACGGTATATCCATCAGCCAGTTCAATGTCTGGTGAATGATCTTCGGATTTAGAGACTTTAATATCATCAATATTAACAGTTACAGGAACTTCTGTCTCTCCATCATCTCCACAGGTGATAAGTAATTCTATAGTCTCACCTACAGATTTGGAACGAACATTTAAAAATAAGTATTCAATGTCAAAACTAGGTAGTTGATCAACTTTGACTCCTTTTGTTATAACACATTCTTTTAGAACCTGTTTTACAGCATTAGAGATTTCTTTGCTATCTTGTGATTCAAGAGAAAGTATAAGAATCTTTTCTTCTTTTACGAGGAACGGTCTGTATTTGATTGTTTTCCCTGTTGAGGGTAACTTCAATTCATACTCGGCCGTTGTAATTTTTGGTAAGGGCATAATAAGTAATTATTCTTTATTATTTAGAGGGTTAATTTGACGCCTTATCTACGTTTGTTTCAAGTGAATTATCGGCAGTGACTAGACTTGAAGCTCCTTTAGTTGGGGTATCTGGCGCTGGTACTCCTTGATTATTAACAATATAGTACCTATCGTACGAAAAGTCAACTACAACCTGTATCATCGAAGCTGATGAGTAGTTAAGAGGTATATCTTGTATTGAAATTGGGAAAGCATTTACGAAATTATAGGTAAGAGCATCTGGTTTATACTCTTTACCAACGTTAGGGCCTATATCATGATAAGATTTACCTTTCTCTCTTAGAGTTCCAAAAGTCCTTATCTCATGTCCAAAGGTGGGATCTATTTGTACATCAACCCCAAGATTTTTCTTCTCTGGATCGAAATCTCTTTCAAATTTTGTAATTTTTATATTCCTTTTGTAATCGTGTGGATATCTTTGTCTATGAAAGGCATACCTCTCACCATGATTAGGGTATCCGCCTGGATATCCCTGTGTATGTCTGATTCCTTCTTGTGTAATATACAAAGGATTCATAAAGTTCATCCACTCTTGAAATAATTTTAATATTTTATAATCATTAGCTAAGTAAAAAGATATTGATATATCAGTATACTGTCTCTGTGTTGCAAATCTCTCTCTGATACCCTGTCTACTTCCTATTTCCTGTGCAACTGACATTGATGTTCCAGGCAACATTGCTTCGTTTGCCAATAATTCATATCTCTCTTTATCTCCTTGATTCATCAATCCGCATGATGTAAACCACTGACTTAGATCATTTGCATTTTTTTCCTGTTCATATACACCAGCTGAAGCAGATTCTAAATCAACTGGGAAAAAATCTTTAGGTTCTGCTCCTACTGTAGCGAAGTCCAATTCAATTTTAAAAAAGTTCGATAGGGCAGGAGCTCCCAGTGCAAATCTAAACTGGTCTAAATCTTTTACTAACTTATCATTGCTAAAATAACTTTTCTGTTGCCTGGCCATCTAAATAAAAATATGACTTATCATACTATGTATATGTCTTATAAAGGAAAATTTAGACCAAAACATGTAAAAAAGTATAAAGGTGATCCCACTCAGATCGTTTATAGGTCATTATGGGAGAAAAAGTTTATGCAATATTGTGATCTTACTGAAAGTATAAGTCAATGGCAGTCTGAAGAATTTTGGATTCCATACAAAAATCCTATAGACAATAGAGTACACAGATACTTTCCAGACTTCTTTATCAAATACAAGGATGGCAACGGTAAAAGTAGATCAGTTGTAGTTGAAGTTAAGCCTAAAAAACAAATTAGAGAACCTAAAAAGAATCCAAAGAGGAAAACTCAAGCATGGTACTACGAGGTTAAAACATGGGTCGTAAATCAAGCAAAGTGGGAAGCAGCAAAACAATTCTGTGCTGACAGAAAATATGAATTCAAACTCATGACAGAAGACGATTTAGGTATTTCACATGATCGTAGACGATATTAAAGAACAGGCTGGTATTGAACTGAAGCCCGACGCATGGTATGTTGGTGCTTTGGAAAAATCATTGATAGAAGTTCAACAAAGACTTGGAAACACTTTTGATCAAGGTGGTGTCAGACAGGGTGACTTATTTTTCTTCTCATATAACGCTGGATCATCACAATATTTGTCATTTTGGGATGTTCAACCCTTAGCAGTCATAGTAGGATTTTTTGAAGATGGGTTCTTAGGATGTAATCTACATTACATAAATCCAGATTATCGTGATGTAATTGCAAATAACCTACTAAATAGTCGTGGAGAATCCCCAATTCCTAAAAACAGCATACATAGATATAAGTATTCTGGTATCAGAAGTATGTTCAAAGTTCCTCGTGATGAGGATTGGGCAGCCATATCATTACTACCTACTGAACAATTTGTAGATCAAAGGGGTATGAGATATCCCAAATACAAAGCATTTAACGCCCGTCATCAAAGGAGAAAAAGATAGTGTCCGAGCCTTTACAAGAGACAGAATTTGGACAAGAAATAAAGATAGATCAACCTATCACTCAAAGAGATAAGGATGGTAATGTCACAAATTACAAGGTTTTTTTCAGTGAAACTGAAGGAACAACAATTCGTGCTGTTGATGTCAGTGGTCAACTAAAACCAAATGTGCCACCAATATACAAGGATGGCGTTTATGATATGAGTCAAATAACAAGTAACTTGAATCTCTTTGTACCATCAGATCAAAGATGGAATGGGCCTGAGATGGAAAATATTCATAGAGAAATACAAACAAAAGTTAAAGCTCATATCAATGCTGTTGCACCAGACATAGTAAAGGGACAATGGTTACTCGATAATGATGGAAGAAATCCCAATGATGCAAAAACTTTCAGAACTGAGAAAGGATTGAACTCATTCATAGAAGATGTAATGTGGGGTGGGAAAGAGAATTTTGGTAAGAGTAAAGTTAATGCTGGAGATGGGCCAGGATATGATGGTGCATCTGGTCAAGGTCAAAGATTGATGAGTTATACCAACAAAGTGTTTGCTGGTTCAGATGAAGCCAATTCAATGTTCAAAAAGATAGTAAAGTATCCTATGGATATGGCTAACAATATGGATCATATGTTCATACAATGTTATTCATATCGTGCTCCATACGCAAAAACTTTTGATGGTAAGTATGGAAAAGGTCTTTTAAATATAGGACAACCAGAAGGCAGAGAGAGTGGTTTAGCATTTGGTGCTGAAAGATATACAGCATATAAAAAGAAATTAGGTGCTGGTATTAAATTACCTATGCCTAATAATATGATGGATGAAAATGGAAGGAACTGGAATGATGAGTCCATGTCAGCCAAACAGATGGGCGGAGTTCAACAAGCAAGTAAGAATGTAATTACCAGTACATTGACAGGAGACTATGGAGGAGCAGGCCCTCTTATGAGAAACCTTGCAATGAACGCTGACTTATTAACTCAATCTAGTACTCAAGGAGCAATTGCTGCAGAGAAAATATCTCAGTTGGCTGCAAATACTGGGTTATCTGCTGACGAGATTTTGCAAAGAAGTGTTGGTGTTATAGCCAACTCTAATACAGAATTATTATTTGCTGGTGTTATGTTGAGATCTTTTGAATATCAGTGGACTATGAGTCCTAGAAATAGATTAGAGGCTGCAAATGTCAGAATGATTATTCGTGCATTTAAACAGTGGTCTTCACCTAAGAAAGCTAGGAAGATGGAGAGAGCTGGAAGAACTGATGTAGGTAAGGCTGGTGGCCCATCATTCTTCTTAGGAACTCCAAATATATTCAGATTGAGATTCGTTACTAATGGTAACAGAAATATTCTTGGTGTGAATAAATTTAAACCATGTGCTTTGACTAATGTTAGTATCAATTATACGCCAGAAGGCCAGTGGTTAGCATATGAAAATGGTATGCCTATTGCAGTGAATATGTCTCTAAGATTTGCTGAATTAGAACCAATATATGATACTGATTATAGTGAGGATATTGCTAAGGAAAGACAATATAATCCTGACGATCCAAACTCCGTTGGAGATCTTTACCCAATTGGTGAGATTGACCAGGCAAGTCCATACGCTTCAGATGTAGGTTACTAAAATGCAAGGATATTTTTCTTATTTCCCAGACTTAAACTATGTTTCAAGGAGTATAGACAGATCATCTAATGATGAATTTATACCTGTAAAAAACATATTCAGAAGACCCAAGCTCCGTGATGACTTGAAGAGTGTGTTAACAGCATTTGAAGATTATGTTGTGCTTGGTGATGATAGACCAGAACAAGTTTCTGAGAGAGTATATGGTGATCCTAGATTTGATTGGGTGATCTTGACTACAAATAATATTACCAAAGTCAGAGATCAATGGCCCTTGAGTGCTAATGATTTCCAAAATTATATCCGATCAAAATATGGAACTGAGGAAAAACTATCAGAAATACATCATTATGTAACTGAACTATTATTAGATAGTAAATCAAGAATAGTTGTACCAGAAGGATTAACTGTAGATTCTAATTTTGAAAGTAGATATCTAGAAGAAACAGTTAATGCTACAGAGATCAAATATAGTGGCACAGATCTACCTAATCTATCAAGTGTAGATAGTGCAGGCACAGTGAGAGATGCTGATGGTAATGTGGTATCACATACCAATGTATTTTCTGTAAGTAACTATGAGTATGAAGAGAATGAAAATGAGGCTAAGAGAAGAATAAAAATACTACAACCTCAATTTTTAGATGCGGCAATTTCTGATATGAAGAGAATTATGAAATATAGTAAATCTTCAACGTTTATTAACAGTAAACTCAAAGGAATGTACAATCCCAGATTAAGTGGGTCATAAAAAAAAGGGGTCGTAAGACCCCTTTCTTATTGTTTACTCTTCTGCGAGTTTTTGGAAGTAACTCAGAGCATCATCTTCATCTTCCGTCGTTGCGGTTGCAGCAGCAGAGAGATTAGATATCTCGTTTAGTTCCTCAGTGGATGGGCGATTTAACCCTTCACTTAGATCTTCTAGTTCTTCGGTGTCCATTTGAGGTGTGACAACTGCCTTTCTGGCAAGAACTGAATCTAAACGTGCTTTAAGTTCATCATAAGACTTAAATTGATCAGCAGCAGTGAACTCACTGAGGTCATAGATCTTATCATAGATCTTTTCTAACTCAGCATCATCATCTAAAAGTGCTTCTGTCTTACCAAACTCTGAACTATCATAGTTCCAGAATCCAGCAACTTGTTTAATCTTCAACTTGAAGTTTGCACCTTTCCAGAAATCAAAAGGATTGATTGGTTCTTCATCTTCAAACTCAGGTTGCATAGAAGCAGTGATCTTATCAAAGATCTTCTTACCAAACTTATAAAGTTTGACTTGTCCTTCGTTCTCAGGATTTGCAGAATCTTTTACGATATAAACGTTTGCATAGTAAGATAACTTACGTTTTTGCTTACGAGCAATGTCTTTATCGGATTCACGACCACTATTCCAAAGAGTTCTGTTAAGTTCTCCGACAGGATCGTTTTTACCAACAGTAGTTAAACTGTTTTCGATGTACCAACCACCTGGCCCTTGAAATGCATGACTCCATACTTGAGTCCATGGCAATTCAGCATTGGCATGTGCAGGGAGGAATCGAATAACTGCGTATCCGTTACCCGCCTTATCTACAGCTGGTTTCCAGAGGCGTTCGTCTGTATTACTTCCACCTTTTTCGTTGAGTTTCTCAACTTTTTTCATCAATCTCTCTGTAAGAGAGCCTGCTTTAGATTGTTTCTTTAATGCAGCAAATGACATTTAGTATTCTCCGTATTTTTGTATTGTTGGATTGTTTTTATTATAACATGTAA